GTCGGAGCCTTGCTGACAAACCGAGCGGACCCCGAGTACTGCCGCTGAATCTCCGATCCGCCGATGCTCAGACCAGCCTTGGTAAATGCGCGGTAAACCGCGTCCGTGTGCTTGCGGGGAGAGTCCGTAGAGCTGCCCGTCACATTGCCCGCGAGGACCATGAGGGCAAGCGCCTCTTCCTTGGTGAGCGTCAGGGTGTACGCCGGAACCTTCTCGGTCTTGGTGACGAGCTTCTCAATGGTGGTGTTCTTGACCTCAGCCATTTTCGTTCCCCTTGTCGAATGTGTATCTAGGTCCGAGGGCTTTCCAAGCCGGATAGTCCTCTAGGTAGTCCGCTGCCCGCCTTAGAACCTCTGGCCGGTCCCTAGCCCCCCGTGCTAGGAGCTGGCCGTTACAGCGGGCACACAAAAGGCCGCGTACCGCCTCTGTCTTGTGACAGTGGTCCACGGCCAAATTGGTTGTGCGTGTCTCTCGACAGATTGCGCAGCGACCATCTTGGTAGTCAAAGAGTTTCTTGTACTCGTCTGCGGTCAATCCATAGGTGCTCAGTATTCGATTGTTTCGCGCCGCCGTCCGTCTACTGGATTTTCGGCAGAAAGAACAGGCCTTCCCCCGAGGAGTAAAGAACTTCTCAGACCTGTTCTTATCGCACTTCTGACATTGCCGGTATCCCTTTTTGGGTTCGGCCATCAGCCCCCCGTTCGCATGACCCTTTCAAGCCGTGCCATGTCCTTCTCCTGAGCGCCGGTGTCCACCATGAGGAAGAGATTGAAGAGAGGTACAGCCGTCAGGAGGCCCCGAGAGGGCACGCTGATGACTGCCGTCTTTACACCACCCTTGGCAGCACTGGTGAGGTACCGAGAGAGCTTGTGCAGGTGGAGGGCCCTAGGGTTGTCCACTCGCACGATGACGGCAGCGCCTTCGGTGTCGACCTTGGACAGATCGAGGTCCGGGAACTTCTTCTCCAGCGAGAACCCGAATTCCTTGGTGGCCGTGAATCCGCCCGTGTGCGTCTTCTTGACCGGTGCTGCCGTGCATCCCTTGAACATGGTTGCTCCCCAATTCCCGCGACTCAAGTGATTTTTAGACGAGACCTGGAATGTCTTCGTCGATCTCTTCCAACCGCAGATTGCTGCGGTTCAGCCGGAAGCTGGCAAATGTGTTTCCGCTCGAATCCTCGAAACCGTCCCGGTTCTTGACGGGCGACACGTGGAGTATCCGGGAGTTCATCCCGTCAATCTCCTTGTGAATAGTGAGGATCACGTTAGGCACTCGGTGCACCTGCCCCTTTACCCCGCTGAGCGGGATAGGAGACAGCCCATCGGAATGTATTCCCGTGACGTGGTGCAGTCCTAGCACATGAGCGTTTGTGACTCTAGCCATTTCCGAGAGGTACTCACACAGGCCTTCAAGACCGAATGTGTACGACTCGGCATCACCCACGACTCCCGTGTCAACGTTTGTGATGTTGTCCACGATAATCAGGTGGGGATTTACGTTGTAGACCTCGTAATAGCACAGGAGGTCTCTCTCAATGTCACTCGGCTTTGGCCTCGCGTCGTAGTTGTAACGCATCCACCAACGAGCACCGAGCACCTTTGCGTACTCGGAGAAGTCTCCGCCAAGGAGAGCATCCTTCACGACCTTGACGTCATCGCCCGTGATCATGGCGGTTGCTCGTGCCGTCTGTGTGGCAGCGGACGAGTCCGCCGAGAAGTAGAAGGCAGGGATATTGCCCTGAGTTGCCAGCATGGCAGCAAAGAGCGACTTACCCGTACCGGGTCCGGCTGCGACCAAAGAGAACTCGGCCCGCCGGAACTCGACCTCAAGCCTTGAAAGGCTCTTGAAACTGTGGGGGATCGGCTCCCCTGCCGCACCCCTGATGTCTACTGACTGCGCCAGTGAGTACACCGCTTCCCCTCCCTTCTGTACCGAGCCCCCGCATCACCGCAACCTAACCCGTGAGGGATAAAAAAAAGCCGCCTGATCAGCGGGGGATCTAGCCGGAGCATATGCCTGCGGCAGTGTCACCGCAACCTGAATATCTAACGCCTTTTGAAGGTGCACGAGTGCGAAACGTCACAGAAGCGACAGCCGAATCCCGGATTGGGTGGGAAGTCACCGCGCTTTACGCCTGCGTCCATCTCTGCGTACTTCTGTCCCACTTCGTCTTCAGAGACCTGGGAGAGGTCGAGGGGGCGGGACAGACCGTTTTTCTTGGCCATGTACCAATCCCCCTTGTTGACCACCAGGCCCAACGCCTTGCGTACGAGGATGGCGTACGTCTGAAGCTGAAATTTGGACTTGGTGCTGCCGGTCTTGAGGTCCCGGATCCTCACGGAGTCGTCCGGCTCCTGAGGGAGCTGGTCTATGTAGCCCTGCACCTGCACGCCGCCTATCTCGGCCTGTAGGTGCAGCTCGACCCCAGGACGCCCCTGAGGGTCCTTCCAGAGGCTTGGGCCGTGGTCCTTGGACCAGGAGACGTACGCCTTGGTTTGGTCCCGTCCTAGGACGTACCGAGCTTCAATGTCCGTGCCGCCGTCCGGTCCGGCCGTCAGCCACTTGGAGAGGTCGGGCTCCTTGTCCAACTCCTTGTTGATGCGCTCGGAGTAGTCCTGACTGAACAGCTCAGCCGTGGACTCCTCGCCAAGGCGCCTACCGCCCATCTCGAACGTTTCGATGGCCGAGTGGAAGGCGTTTCCCTGCATAGACCAAGCAGCCGGGCTAGGGGTAACCCCCTCAACCCGGCGTAGGTAATAGGCGTGCGCGCACTTGTCTAGATACTGCTCCGTCTGCGAGACAGAGCGTGTCATCGTGCGTATTCGGTTATATCGCTCAGACAAGCACAGTCCTCCTTGTTTTGCTGTCAGGGCACCCCGGGTGCACCACGTGCACTTGGAAAGTACTCGACATGGCAAGCGCCGGATGCGGCCTCCCCCAATACGAAGTTTCCAAGACTCGTGTACGCCACGGCTCCCCCACTTCCACCCCCAAGGCTTCGAGGGCGTCTACGTCCTCAGGAAACACGCAATCGGACTCGACCACAAGGAAATAAGTCCCCGCTTGAAGGGAGACAACCCTCGTAATGATGAGGCTCTCGGAGTGGTACTCCTCCACGCTGGACACGATCTTTGCTGCATGTATACCCGCGATAGCCTCTTCCCGCGTGGACCAGTGAAACGCAACCCCCCCACCAACCATGCTGAGCGGGCTCCTGCCGTAGAAGTCGGCTAGGGCTCCCTCGTGGGGCACGTCTTCCCTGTGGCGTATATGCGGGTGAGGGCTGCCCGTCGACGTGGGTTCGTCCTGGCCGTCTCGCATCAGCATGTTCATGTGGCCTTGGTGACCTCTCCGCCCTGCCGTTCGACCCGCTATCGAACGTGCGTACGGTTCAACCGTTCAACGACTCTAACCAGCAGCCACCGGAACTTCTCACTCCTTTTCTGAGTGACTCATGTCACATCTTCACAGCTCGTTCACAGTACAACCAAAAGAGGCCCGGACAGGTCATAGCCTGCCGGGCCTCGCCGTTCCCGCCCTGTTGACGCTTGTGTCAACAGGTGATCTTCACACACCAACTCCCCGCCGTGGGCCCCCTGCTTGGGCCGAGTTACCCCTCCTCCTGGGCTAGGTCATCCACGAAGTACGGCGCCCCTGGCCCCATCGGTATGCCGTCCGGCCAGCGGATGACCAAGCGGCCGTCCGAGGGCTGTCGAGACACGTACCGGAAGCCTGCGCCCTCTGCCAGCTCCAGGACGTCCCCGTTCCGCACGCGGTTGAGGAAGGCTTTCAGGTCTGCCTCTGCCCGCTCACTCAGGGACTGACCCATACGCCTCATCAGGTAATACCTCAGTCCCCTGAAAGGCGCTTGGTTCGTTAGTCGTCTCTTCTCTGGGTGATTCGCAATGTCCCATGGCAGGACGGCAGTAACAGGGCTCTCGGGACCCTTGTGCTTAATCCCCATCTTGTCGAACCGCTTGTAAACGGCCTCGGGGGTCACGTGATAGCTCCGCGCAATCTCAACGCCAGTCAGGCCAGCGGAAAGGAGCTGTTGCAATTCGAGATCGCTTTCAGGAAGTGCAGCCACCGTTTATCTTTCCTTTGGTCTGTTTAGTGTTGAATTTCCTACCGCTAGAGGGTCCCCCCCTCCGAGCCGTACGGACGTGTCGTGCCCGTACCTTACGTAACGATCATGTGAGGGGTGGCGCTCATACATGGTGATGTGACCTAGCTCTCACTGTAGAGGACTCGTGTCCGAAGGGGTAGGAGAGGACACCTACATACCTAGTGAGAGAACAAGTAAGTAGCTAAATAAACACTCTGTCCACTCACTAGTAACTTAGAGTACTCGCTAAAGTTGAGCAATACACGATTTAGTTAGAGTTTGGTTAGACACCCTTAGTCATATCTGTCTTCCCTCTGTTGAGTCTCCCCGGTGTAGCAAGTCGCCTAGGTAGAGAGCCAGTTGGGACAGCGGCCCCGGCGCTAGACCAGCACCCGCCGGGGCCGCCCACTCTCCTTCCGTTGCCCGGCAACAACGTGATCATGAAGTGAGGTGCAGCCGATGCCTCGTGCCGCCTCCATCTGCTACGTCCGTGGTTGCACTTCCAGGAGCGCATACCGTGGCCGATGCGTTACACACGCTCCACCTGCCTGGGAGGCAAAGAGCGCCAGGAACAGCCAGCAGGGACCAGCTCAGAGAGCTTGGAGCCGGGTTGTCCGGCCTCGTGCCCTGGCTCGTGACGGCTTCGCCTGCGTCCTCTGTGGGGCTCGTGAGCGCCTGGAGGTAGACCACGTGCAGCCCATTGCCAAGGGGGGCGCATGGACCCTGGAGAACGCTCAGACGCTCTGCGCTGACTGCCACAGGGAGAAGTCAGTACGAGATCGACACACGTAATGCCCTCCTTGTGGGAGGGAAACGGCCCTTAGCTCAGTCAGGGGAGAGCACCGGAGTGAAATCCCGGGCGCGGTGGTTCAAGTCCACCAGGGCCGACGCAATGGCCATTAGCTCAGTCAGGTTAGAGCACCGCCCTGATAAGGCGGGGGTCCTAGGTTCAAATCCTGGATGGTCAACTAGGAGTGATTCACGGTCCTACTCCTATGTCTAAACTCTTCCCGTGTGCACTTTCCGGTACTGCATTGAGAAACCGGTACGCCTTCTTAGCTCAGTGGTCTAGAGCGTCCGCCTGTCGAGCGGAGGGCCACCGGTTCGAATCCGGTAGGGGGCGCAAGGAGAGAGGCTAGGTTGGTGGGTACCAACGCCTGACGCAATTGGGTGGTTGACCTCCTGGGGTTCGAGTCCCCGGCTTCTCTCTTGGTCAATGACGTGTAGCTCAATGGCAGAGCAGCGGCCTGTTAAGTCGCGTGTTGCTGGTTCGAGTCCAGCCATGTCAGCAGAGGGGTAGCTCCCCGTAGCCTGAAACTCCCCCTGATCAGGGGACGGACGGCTAGCGCGTTTCGTCTAGTGGCTCAGGACTCCGGGGGTGACCCGGTAACACGGGTTCGAATCCCGTAACGCGCCTACATTCTCTGTTCGTACAACGGCAGTACACCCGACTCTGGATCGGGTAATCGTGGTTCGAATCCATGGCAGAGAGCTTTAGCGGGATAGCGCAGTTGGTAGCGCGCCGGGCTCATAACCCGGAGGTCACGGGTTCGATCCCCGTTCCCGCCACTTCGGTTCAGTAGCTCAGTTGGTAGAGCGGGGGACTCTTAATCCTCTGGCCGTAGGTTCAAGTCCTACCTGAATCACTTTGAATCTGTAGCTCAGCGGCAGAGCATCGGGCCTACACCCCGAGTGCCGAAGGTTCGAGTCCTTCCAGATTCACGGAGCGAGAGACATATGAGGGGCATGCACTCCCTAGGCGCTGGTAGACAGCGGCTCTCTCGCAATAGGTGGTTGTGTCAAATGGAAGCACGATCGGTCTCCAAAACCGAAAGGCGTCGGTTCGATTCCGGCCCGCCTAGCTGGCCTGACAATAGCGGCCTGACCGCTGCAACGATAAGGCAAGGGGAAAGCTCACTGGAGAGCCCTCACTCAGTAGCCACGGCTAGTCACCGTGTTGCGAACAGGGAGGGGGCCGGTTCAAGTCCGGCGCCCCGTCATCTGGCTGTAGCTCAGTAGGTAGAGCGCTCGCTTTGGGAGCGAGAGGCGGCAGGTTCGAGACCTGCCAGCCAGACAAGAGAAGCCCCCGCCCCTGGTTCTACTTCGGCACGGGGCGGGGGCCCTTCCGGATGGAAGGCCGACACCAAAGGCGTCACAAGGACGCTAGCAGCACCAGGCCCCCGATGAGGGGCCTTCTTTGTTGTTACTACATCAGGGGTTGATGCAGGAATGCACGAGGACGACCAGGCCCAGGACGGCCCACGCCTGCGGGACGCTGGACAGCCCAACAGGGCTGAGCAGGAGCGCGGTTGGCGTCAGGAAGCCCTGTGGGAGCTGGACGACCTCTCAGACCTGTACCCCCGCCTTCCGGCGGTGAGGCTGTGACGCGAGGCCCAGCACCGAAGCCGAACGCTGCCAGGCGCAACGTCCACGAGCACGCCCAGGAGCTGGCTCCTGTAGCTCGTCCAGGCCGTGAGCTCCCGAGAGCCCTGGGGGTCACCTCAGGGGGCGCCAAGCGCTTCTGGAAGGTCTGGAGTACTGCACCCCAGACAGCTACTTGGGTTGAGACCGATTGGGCTGAACTGGAGATCACTTGCAAGCTCGTTGACGAGTTCTTCAAGGGTGACACCAAGCTGGCCGGTGAAATCCGTCAGAGGGTTGCCAAGTGGGGTGCCACTGTCGAGGACAGAAACCGTCTCCGTATGAAGCTTGAGGACTCCGAGAACGAGCCTGATAACGAGGCGCCGGCTGGGGGACCCCTAGAAACTCAGATAACCGACGAAGCTCTATTCAAGTTGCTTACTGAAAACTGAACAGGTGGTGAGGCCCCTTGCAGACTGGAAATCTGCCTGCGGGGGTCCCAAAGCCCAGCGAAACCCTGGGCTACACCATTATCCGTTGGTGTCAGAAGTACATCGTTCAGCCGGACGGAGACACGGCCGGTGAACCCTGGAAGTTCACCGCCGAACAACTCCGCTTCGTGTTGTGGTTCTACGCCATCAACGGGGATGGTTCCTGGAAGTATGCGGCTGCCACTCTAAGGCGGGCAAAGGGTTGGGGTAAGACACCCCTCCTTGCTGCTCTGGCCATTGTCGAGTTCCTGGGTCCTTGTCGTTTCAGCCATTACGACGCCTTCGGCCTTCCTGTCGGCAAGCGTGTCCCCCTCCCTGTTGTCCAGATCGGTGCTACGGCGCTCGATCAAACGGAACAGACCGTCGACTTCATCCGAGGCATGCTGTCGGAGTCTCCAGCTGAGAAGGAATTCGGGCTAGAGATCACCAAGTCTACGATCCAGTTCAAGTCTGGGAAGCCC